TAAAGTGATCGAGCACCTCAAGCAGCACCTCGTTTTGTGGTATCTCGGACGCATGAATGGCTATGTCGAGAAGGCTTTGGGCGAGCGCATGGACGACTACGAGCTGATGAACGACCCGAAGAACGCGGACAGGCTGTTTGCCGCGGCATCTCAGCACGTTCTGCAGGACAGCGACCAGACGCTCAAGGGCATCATGCCGGTGATCCAGCAACTGATGCAACTGATGCAGCAATTCAAGCCGAAACCCGAGTTGCCGCCGGACGCGCAGGTGCTGATGCAGACAAGCATGGCCGAGACGCAACGCCGGCAGGCCCGAGATCAGGCGGAGATGGGCCTGAAGGACAAGGAGCTTGCGGCGCGCATACAGATGGACATGCAGGAGTTGCAGCAAAAGCAGCAAAACGATATGGAAGAGATGCAACTGCGTCTGGCCATTGCGCAAGGCGACCAAGACATGAAGGAGCGCATCGAAACGGCCCGATTGACGCGGGACGCCGCGAAGCTGAAGCACGAGCAAGACAAGACTGTAATCGATTTATCAACCAAGCAAGGAGCACCAAATGTCTACCAGTGATCAAGAGCAAAAGAGTGAGTATGTCCGCCAGCACAAGCGCATCGCCATGGGCGAGAAGCTTGACGGCACTTCCCTTCAACCCAAAGGCCAGCCGGCCCAAAAACAAGGAGCGCTGCAACAGGCCAAGAAAAAATAACCTCGCATGGCAACCATATCTGACCTGATTGGCGGGATCAAAGTCTCACAGGGCGAAATTGCTCTTTCCTTGGCGCGTGGAAATGCGTCTACGTGGGAGGCTTATCACCGCATGGTCGGTCAATACGAGGGACTGCAGCAGGCCCTCGACATTCTTGACAATCTGATGAAGGAAGAAGATGAATGAACCGGTAGCTTCTAACGAAGCTGAGATAGCTTGGGCATTTCCGAGCGTAGATCCCGGTGCGAAGCCCCTTGGCGGACGCATTTTGGTGCAACTCCGTCGAACCAAAAAAAAGGTGACGAGCGCGGGAATCGTTTTGGTCGAAGAGACCAAAGAAACCGAGAAGTGGAACAACATGGTGGCACGCGTGATTGAGATCGGCCCTCTGGCCTTTCGACACCGCGAAACCATGCAGCCGTGGCCCGAGGGGTCATGGTGCGCAGCAGGCGACTATATTCGCGTCCCGAAGTGGGGCGGCGATCGGTGGGAGGTTACGGTGCCGAACGAGTCGCGTGACGAAGATCCTGCGTTGTTCATGATCCTGAATGATCACGAGGTGATTGCAAAGGTCACAGGTGATCCGCTTGCTATGAGGGCTTTCATATGAGTGAAGAAAAAGGCAAGGAAGAGTCGCTTGCTGTTGTCGAGGAAAAAGACGGTTCGGCCACCGTCGAGTTGCCCGAGGGCATGGAGGTTGAGGCGGCCGAAGGCGGTGAGGTTCAGGGTGATAGCGCTGACGCTCAGGGCGATCAGGGCGACGAAGATCATCCGGACGACACCGATGCGGTTCGTGCTGCTCGGCGTGCCCGCCGGCGTGCGAAGAAGGACTACATCCGCAAGACCAATGAGGAGAAAGATCAGCGTCTGATGCTGCTGCAGCGGCAGAATCAGGAGCTGATGGATCGCCTGTCGGTGGTCGAGCGCAAGACCTTCAGTTCGGATCTGGCCCGCTTGGACAAAGCCATTGAAGACGAGGAGATGCGCTTCCAGTATGCCACGCAGAAAATGCGTGAGGCGACCGACAACTCGGACGGCGAGGCTTTCACTCGTGCGCAGGAAATGTGGTATGACAGTCGCCGCAAGGTGGAGGCCATGCGGAATGCCAAGCAGCGGGCATCCGAGGCGACGGCCAATCAGTCAGGTGCGGCAAACCCGCGGCTGATCAAGCTGGCCAATGGCTGGATGGAGAAAAATGAGTGGTATGACCCGAACGGTCAGGACGAGGACAGCCAGATCGCCAAGGTCATTGACAACAAGCTAATGGCGGAGGGCTGGAACCCCGAAACCCAAGATTATTGGGAAGAGCTTGACAAACGCTTGCAAAAGCGGTTACCGCATCATTATACTCAAGGTCAAGACGAGGCAACGTCCAGAAGGCGGCCCCGTAGTTTTGTGACCGGATCGGAGCGCGAGTCGGTTGGCGGCAGAGCAGGAGGCGGCACTTTCGTGTTACAGCCCGAGCAGGTGAGGGCAATGAAAGATGCCGGCTACTGGGATGACCCAGTCAAACGCGCAAAAATGATCAAGCGCTATGCGCAAGACGCACGAAACCACAGGAGCTAAACAATATGGACGAACGACTCAAAAAGAATCTTTCCGCTGGTGGCCGTGAGAATCGATCTTCACAAGATCAGACCCGAGCTGCCCCCGAAGAGAAGTTCATGTCAGCGCAGGAACGTCGAAAGATGTGGAGCGATGAATGGACACAAAGTGCGCTGCCGAGACTGCCTGAGCTTCCGGGATGGCACCTTTGCTGGCTTTCGACAACCAACAGTTACGACAGCATCGATAAGCGATACCGACTCGGATACATTCCCGTGAAAGCGGATGAGTTCCCCGGGTTCGATAATTATCGCGTAAAGGCTGGAGAACACGTTGGGCATATCGCGTGTAACGAGATGATTCTGTGCAAGATCCCGATGGATATGTATCAGGACATCATGCTGCAGATGCACCACGAAAGGCCTCAGGAGGAGGCGGACAAAGTCCGTGTCCAAGTCGAGAACCTTCAGGGTGCGCGTGATAGCTCAGGCAAGTCGCTGGGCCGTGTCGAGGGCGAAGGGTTCGGCAATTTAGACCAAGAAGTGAAAGCGCCCGTTTTTTACGGGTAACTTCAATGAACAAGGAGCAAGACAATGTCTGCAACTTCCGCTCCGTTCGGTCTGCGTCCTGCGTTCCATCCCTCCGGTTTGGATCGCGCTCAGGCGCTGGCTAACGGAATACAAGCTGTATCGACTTCGGGGAATGTGTCGGCTGGCTATGCCAGCAACATCCTTAAGGGGCAGCCGGTGAAATACAACACCGGTGGCTATATTGTGGTTGCTGCTGCTGGTGATACGTGTGCCGGTGCCTTTGCGGGCGTCGAGTGGACTGATTCGACCGGCCGCCGCCGCGTGTCCAACTACTGGCCTGCGAACGAGTCGTTCCAAGTCGGTTCGGTTGTGGCCTATTTCTACAACGATCCGAACATCGTTTATGAAATTCAGGCTGACGGCTCGCTGGCGCAAACCTCAGTTGGCGACATGGCTGATCTTTCCAACACCACGGACGGTTCGACGACCACCGGTCTGTCGCAGTGCACGCTCTCGACCACTTTGGTCGGTGTGGGCAACAGCGCACAGATGCAGATTCTCGACATCGCCCCGTACCCAGACAACGCGTGGGGTGACGCTTACACGATCGTTCGTGTTCGCATCAACGAATCCCAGATCAACGCGTCGGTCAACGCAATCTAAGGAGAATAGGACATGGCAGCCCCGATGAGAAGTACTGACTTTCGGAGCATTGTTGAGCCTATTCTCAACGAGTGCTTCGATGGTGTTTATGACCAGCGAACCGACGAATGGTCGCGTGTTTTCCGTGAGCAGGAAGGCATTCCGCGTAACTACCACGAAGAGCCGGTGCTCTACGGCTTTGGTGCGGCTCCGCAGTTGCCTGACGGCACTCCGGTCACGTATCAACAGGGTGGTGTGCTGTTCCTCAAGCGCTACGTTTATAAGGTCTACGGCCTTGCATTCGCGCTGACCAAAGTTCTGGTCGAGGACGGCGATCACATCCGTATCGGTCAGGTGTATGCACGTCACCTCGCCCAGTCGCTGATTGAGACGAAAGAGACGCTGTCGGCCAATGTGCTGAACGTTGCGTTCAACTCGTCCTACCCCGGCGGCGACGGCGTGGCGCTGAACAGTGCCTCGCACCCGATCGTCAACGGCACCTTCAGCAACCTGCTGACGACCGCCGCAAACCTGAGCCAGACCTCGCTTGAGCAGATGCTGATCCAGATCCGCCAAGCGGTTGACAACAACGGCAAAAAGATTCGTCTCGTGCCGCGTCAACTGGTGGTGGCCCCGGGCAACGTGTTCCAAGCGGAAGTTCTGCTGAAGAGCGTGTTGCGTGCCGGCAACGCCAACAACGACATCAACCCGATCCGTTCGATCGGCTTGCTGGACGAAGGCGCTGCTGTTCTGTCGCGTCTCACCAATGCCTCGGCATGGTGGGTGCAGACCGATGCGCCGGAAGGCATGAAGCTGATGATGCGTCGCAAGCTGGAAAAGACCATGGAAGGTGATTTTGAGACCGACTCCATGCGCTACAAGGCGACCGAGCGTTACGACGTTGGCTTCACCGACCCGCGTGCTATGTATGGCACTGCTGGCGTCTAAGCAATAAGGCTATGCGGGGGTGCCTAAAACCCCCGCTTCACATCTCGTCAAGCTTTTCAAGGAGAAGACGATATGCCCGCATTTGCAGATGATCTTTTTCTGGGCACTGCCCAGACCTACATGGGGATCAACACCAATTCAAACCTTGGTGATCCCTCCCCGATGGATGTTGGTGTTGGCCCGTTGGGTCGCATTTACGTCTGGGACACTGTTCCGGCCGCGATTGTTGCCAACAACATCGTCAAATCAGCCATCATCACCTCGTCCGCGACCTTGGCCGCCGGCACCAGCAGCACCGCGGTAATTCGCGCTGATGGCGTCTCGGTGATCCAGTTGGACGTGCCGCGTGCCGTCACCATCACTGGTGGTGCCAGCGTCACGAGCGTGACGTTCACCGTGACCGGTTACGACTATTACGGTCAGAAGATGAGCGAAGCCATCACTGGCCCGACGACCTCGACCGCGACTGGCAAGAAAGCATTCTTCCAGATCTCGTCGATCACCGTGAGCGCGACCACGACCGCTGCCGTTACTGTCGGCACCTCGGACGTGCTTGGCGCGCCGGTGAAGATCCCTGATCTGGCCTACATCACGCACGTCGGCTACAACAACACGCTGACCGACAACGCCGCGACCTGCTTGAAGGCTGACGTCACCACCGCGACGACCACCACCGGTGATGTGCGCGGGACGGTTATTCCGTCGAGCGCGACCGATGGCGCGAAGCGCATGGTTGTCGGCATTCTGCTTCCGGCCTTGGCTGTTGGCCCGAACGCGACCCGCGCTGGTGCGTTGGGCGTGAACCAGAACCTCGCCTAATAGGGGAACGACATGGGTCAATTCAAACCAATGGTCAAGATGGAGACCACCGAGCCTTCGGTTGAGCTTAAGCTCAAAAAAGGCGGTCATGTTTCGATGAAGCATGGCAAAGGCGAAAACGGTCACAAAAAGATGGCCGATGGCGGTATGCCTGTAATGCCTGCTCGAGGTGGCGTTGCTCCCGCGGCGACTCCGATGCGCCCCTCACTGATGGCTCGCCGTCGCGCAATGCGTGGACTGCCTGCTGGTGCCGGCCCTGCCGCTCCGATCGGTCAGGCCTCGCGCATGATGGCAACTGCCCCGATGAAAGAGGGCGGAAAGGCTGACATGGCGCAAGACAAGGCCATGATCAAGAAAGCCATGAAGCAGCACGATGCTCAGGAGCACAAAGGGGGCAAGGGAACCAAATTGTCGCTGAAAAAAGGCGGCAAGATGGCGACCGGTGGTGTGGTAAATGGTCAGGGTGGTTTCAAATCCGGCGGCATTATCAAGTCGGAAAAGGGATCGACAAAAATGGATACCGCAAAGCCCGATCGTTCGCCGGCGAAGACTGGTGACGTGAAGATGGGCAACGGCGGTGGTTATGCGACTGGTGGCGTGGCAAAAGCAAACGGCGGTGGCTACCGCAAGGGTGGTGCCGCAAAAAAAGCTTTTGCTACGGGGGGAAAAGTTGACAGCGGTGCCCCCGTAGCAATGCCGCAAGGCCGCAAAAAACCATCAACTCCGGTGAGCATCAATCAGTTGTCGGGCACGTTCAAGCAGGGAGGTCGGGTCACCCCGGGCGAACAAAAGCTGCTGAACGCAAACGACGCCGAGAATGCGACGAACCGCAAAGCTGCCCGCATGTATACGAACGAGTCATACAGCAGCTTCGGTAGGCGCATGAACGGCGGCGGCCCTGTCGCTGATGAGCAAACTGCCCGCGAGACCAAGGGGTATGAGGATCATTACAAGCGCGAGACCGCGGAGAATCGGGCCATGCGTGAAATGATGAACCCCATGAACTTGGTGCGCGGCGCGATGAAAAAGCTCCGTGGCTTGGGTGGCGTAACAACCACCGAGCGCGAAGTGAGCCGGACTGTCTCTCCGCCTGAGAAGAAAAACGGCGGTCGAGTCAAACGCTGAAACAGACAGGGGCTTCGGCCCCTGTTTTTAATCGGAGAAAAATATGGCTGATGCAGTCGCAAGTCAAACGCTCTTTGATGGTGAGCGCGTGGCAATCATGAAATTTACCAATGCCAGCGATGGCACGGGTGAGACAAACGTAGTCAAAGTAAACCCTGCATCGTTAACGCGTTCTGCGGCCGGTGGTGCCTGTGATGCCGTGACGATCACAAAGATTACTGCGCTCACTCACGGCATGGAAGTTATTTTGAAATGGAAGGCCAACACACCAGTTATTATTGAGGCAATTCCGCAAAATAATTCTTACACGCAAGATTTTTCTGCGATTGGTGGATTGACAAATAATGCATCTACCGGAAAAGATGGAGCGATCACTTTCACTACCGCAGATGCAAGCGCAGGCGATTATTACACTGTTGTTTTGGAGATGGTGAAGCATTACGTTAATCCGGTGGCGTAAAATGCCGGCCAAGTCCAAAGCTCAATACCGCCTGATGCAAGCGGTAGCGCACAATCCAAAACTGGCTAAAAAGACTGGCATTCCTGCTTCTGTGGGTGAAGAGTTTTCCTCAGCTACAAAGAGCTACGGAAAACTTCCTGAACATAAAAAAAATGGCGGTGGCCTGTATGCAAACATTCATGCAAAGCGTGAAAGAATTGCTGAAGGCTCTGGTGAAAAGATGCGCCGGCCCGGTCAAGAAGGCGCGCCCACAGCGCAGGCGTTCAAGCAGGCCGAGAAAACCGCAAAAATGAAATCTGGCGGCGTATCGCTTGCGGTTGGTCGAGGAGAAAAATTACCTGTTGAGCGTGGTGCCGGACTGACCGCGAAAGGTCGGGCGAAGTATAATCGTGAGACGGGCAGTCACCTGAAGGCCCCGCAGCCCGAGGGCGGCAGTCGCAAGGACTCGTTTTGCGCTCGGATGTCGGGCGTTGTGAAGCACGCCTCGGGCGATGCGCCGAGGGCAAAGGCATCGTTGAAGCGGTGGAAATGCTCAGGATGGTGAGGTAAAAATGGCTTATTCAGGGACGGTCGGGACAACGGTAATCAAGGTTCAGACCTTGATTGATCACGGTGCGCGTCGATGCGGTAAGCTGGCCGAGGAATTGACGTCTGAGCAAGTCCTGTCCGCTCGTGAGTCGCTTTATTTTGCCCTCTCGAACCTGATCAACATCGGCATTCAGTATTGGGCGATCGACAAGAAGGTCTACGGCCTGCAGGCTGACCAATATGTTTACCTTTTGCCCGTTGGCGGCAATGATGTTTTGCAGGCGTTGTATCGTCAGATGAACCGCCCGACGCCGAACAGCACCGGCGGATACGTGTCGAGCGATGGCGGGATTGTTGAGAACGCGTTTGACCAGAACGTTGACACGATTTTGACGCAAAATGCGCCGGACGGAAGCGTTACGGTTGATTACGGCGGCGACAATCCTGTTTATGTTGGCTCGATTGGGATTTTGCCGGGCGTGACAGGGACGTTCAACGTTGTTTTTGAGTATTCGGCCGATGGTTTAACGTGGAACACTCTCAAAGCGCCCGGGGCGACGGAGTGGGTCGATAATCAATGGATCTGGTATGACATTGAGCCGGGTCAGACGGTGGAGTTTTACAGAATTCGTGAGACTGGTGGCAATACGCTGTCCTTGCGTGAGTTTTTTTTGGGCAACAATTCCACCGAAATTACGATGGCGCGCCTGAACCGAGACGATTACACCAACCTGCCGAACAAACAATTCACCGCAAACCAGCCGTTTCAATATTGGCTCAATCGCACCATTCCGCAGGCGCAAATCACGTTGTGGCCGGTGCCGTCTGACACTTTTGTGCAGATGACGGTCTGGTATTCGCGGCAGATCATGGACGTGGGCGACCTTTACGGCGAGCTTGAAATTCCGCAGCGCTGGTATGAGGCGGTGCAGATGATGTTGTCGCACCGGATGAGCTTGGAGCTGCCCGGCGTGGACATGGCTCGTATTCAATACCTCGAAGCGCAGTCCGAGAAGTATCTGACGCTGGCCGAGGCCGAAGAACGCGACAAATCTCCGATCTACTTTGCGCCGAATATTTCTTGTTATACACGTTGATATTTGTATTGAAGGCTGCGTTGGGTGCTCGGGGGAGGACTGTGTAATGCCCAAATTTCTGGACACCAGAGGGTATTCGGATATTGCGATTGCGGTATGCGATCGATGCAAAATGAAACGCCCGCACGCGGTGATGCGCTCCGACCCCAATTTCCCCGGGCTGCAAGTGTGCGACCAAGGGTGCGCGGATCAGTTCGATCCCTATCGCTTGCCGGCCAGAAAAACCGAACGCATAACGATTCGGTTTCCGCGTCCTGATGTCAGCGTTGCGGTCGATCCGAACAACCTGATCACGACGGGTTATGGCGGATACGTCATTTCTCCGCAGCAAAACAACCAGACGCCGGAAAACAACGGCAATCTGGACAGCATAGAGATCCAGCCCTGACATGGCCAATATCACCATCACGAGGCTGCCGACCGCGCTGCCGCTGACCGGAACGGAGTCCGTGCCGATTGTTCAAAACGGACAGACGGTGCAGACAACGACGGGCGCAATATCTTCAGCGCCGAACCAGCAGCAGACGTTCATCACGCAGGTGCAAGAGTCAACGCTGCCGAACAGCCGTTATCTCAGCACAGGAACCGGTTTGGGGATCACGGACGGCGGGGCGCAGTCATACCTTCGACTGAGCCTGAACGCCGCCTCAGGGAGCTTGGAGACGGCCCTGACGGGCATCATTGCAAAGGATAACGCCTCATCGGTTGTTGCGCGCACGATACAGACGAGCGGCGCGGGCCTGTCGATTGCGAACGGCAACGGAGTATCCGGAAATCCGGTTTTGTCCTTGTCTGGGTTGGTTTCAAACTTGGCAAACGCGTCCGGCACCGGTTTTCTGTCGGTAGTGGGCGGGGCAACGATTGCGAGCCGGCAAATTTACGGCACGGCGGGCCAGATTGGCGTGCTTTACGGTAACGGCAGCGACAATCCGATTATCAGCATTGTGCCGAATGCGGTGATGCCGGGCAGTGAGGCGTTGACCCTGCCGCTTGGCTCGACCGCGGAGCGCCCGTCCGGATATAACGGGCAGGTTCGGTTCAACACCACCTCGGGCACCTTTGAGGGCTTCTCATCGGGCGCATGGCGCGACTTCTCCCTGACGGGCGGCGTTACCCTAATCGACACCGGAACAGGCCTTACAGGCGGCCCTATAACGTCCACAGGCACGATTTCGATCGATACTGGGGTGGTGGCCACGCTAACCGGCACGCAGACGCTCACGAATAAGACAATTTCGGGTTCAAACAATACCCTGAGCAATATTGGCAACGCGAGCCTGACCAACAGCGCGATCACCATCAACGGATCACCGGTCAGTCTGGGTGGATCCGTAAGCGTTGGCACGGTAACCTCGGTGACCGGAACCGCGCCGGTAGTGTCATCTGGCGGGACGACTCCGGCGATCTCAATGCCTGCCGCGACCGGATCGGTGGATGGCTATCTGACCAGCACGGACTGGACAACATTCAATTCCAAGCAGCCTGCGGGGACGTATGTAAATTCAGTCAGCGGAACGGCTGGGCGCATCACCAGCACTGGCGGGACGACACCGGTTATCGACCTTGCCAGCGGGGTTGCGACGGCGGGAACGACTGGATCATCTACCCTGATTCCGGTGGTTACGATTGATACCTATGGTCGGGTTACGTCAATCACGACCGCTTCGAACCCGCAGGGGACTGTTACCTCGATCACCGCAGGAACCGGATTAACCGGTGGGACGATCACCTCGACCGGCACGATTGCCATAGATTCCACTGTGGCGACCTTGAGCGGCACGCAAACGCTGACCAACAAGACCATCAACGGATCGTCGAACACCCTGAGCAATATCGGCAATTCAAGCCTGACGAATTCCAGCGTGACGTTTAACGGGACGACCGTCTCGCTTGGGGGTTCAGGCACGATCACCGCGACCGCAACGAATGCGTTGACGATAGGCACCGGACTGTCAGGGACAAGCTACAACGGCTCTGCGCCGGTTACGATAGCGATTGACTCGACCGTTGCAACCCTGACGGGGACGCAGACTTTTACCAATAAGTCGATCAGCGGCTCCACCAATACGCTGACAAACATACCCAACTCGGCGCTGACCAATTCATCCGTGACGATTGGATCAACGGCAATCAGCCTCGGCGCGACGAGCTTGACCTTGGCTGGCCTGACTTCGGTCACGCTGACGCAAGACCCGTCTGCTGATTTGCAGGCTGCGACCAAACAGTATGTGGACAACCTCGTTTCCACGGGGCTGGCTTTTCACCAGCCGGTGCAGGCGGCGACGACCGCCAGCCTTGCCTCAACGACTGGCGGGACGGTCACCTACAACAACGGCGCATCTGGCGTCGGTGCGACGATTACGCTTTCTGTGGCTTTAACGACGTTGGATGGCTACTCATTAGCCAATACCAACAGAATTTTGGTCAAAAACGAAGTTAATCAGGCTTATAACGGCATTTACACATGGGCGACTGGTGGAACCGTCCTGACCCGCGCTACGGATGCAGACACCTACGGATCGGGCGTTAATCAACTCAGCCAGAACGACTATTTCTTTGTGCAGAACGGAACCGTCAACAAGGGCAGTTCTTTTGTTGTGACGACCGTAGGCACGATCACATTTGGCACCACCGCGATCACGTTTTCCGAATTCAGCAATTCGCAGGTCTATTCTGCCGGAACCGGTCTGACGCTGACCGGCACGACGTTCAGCATCACAAATACGGGCGTGACGAATGCGTCCTATGGCACCGCCTCAAGTGTGCCGACGATTGCCGTCAACGCGCAGGGGCAGATTACCAGCGCGAGCAATACATCAATAGCGATCAACGGCAACCAGATCACCTCCGGCGTGGTCGGAACTGCCTATGGTGGAACCGCCCTCAGTTCGTTCACCTCCGGTGGTGCGCTGTATGCCACCTCGACCTCTGTATTGACTTCTGGCACGCTTCCGATCACCGCAGGCGGCACAGGTATTACAGCGTTCGGAACGGGCGTCCAAACCGCGCTTGGAGTGAATGTCGGCAGCGCCGGTGCGTTTGTGGTCAACGGTGGGGCGCTCGGCACACCATCCAGCGGCACTGTAACAAACCTGACCGGCACCGCCAGCATCAACATCAACGGAACGGTTGGTGCGACGACTCGAAATACTGGTTTATTCACAACTCTGGGCGCAAACGCCGCAGTGACACTATCAGGTGCGGCAACGAGTGTTCACACTTTGGGAACATCGGCGACAACTGGCACCGTGACCATTGGCGGTACCGCAATGACGGGGGCGCTGACTTTTGGTCAATCCACCACGACAAACTCTGTAAACATTAACACGGGCGTCACCGCCAGCGGAAACACAAAGTCAACTTACATCGGCACAAACGGAGCTTCGGGCAGTACAGTAAACGTAGAAATGGGTTCTACATTAGCAACAACGTCCAACATTATCGCTAACGGCAGGTTGTTTTCCTACAGGACTACTGCCGGTGGTAACCCAAGTTTTAGGTGTTACGGAACATCAACCGATCAAAACTATCTTCAGATTGATAGCACTGGCGGCGGCACAACCATTATGGGCATTAATGGTAGTGCAGGAGCAGAACTAGGCACGGGAACAACGGCGTATGCAACTGTTTTAGGTTCTGCAAGTAACACGCCGGTTGAAATAATTGTAAACTTAACGAAAGTTGCCGCTTTCTCCTCCGGAAGCACCACATTTAATGGAACCATAACCGCGACAGGAATCGCTGGCGGGACTTTTTAAGGAACTATCATGGCACAAAACGAAATCTTTGAAGGATTGTTTTGATGCAAGCATATCTAATCAAGAAAGGGGCTTAACATGGCCGCCATTGGATCAACGCCCATATCTTTGTATTATTCAACGACTGCTGCCGCCACGCCGACTGCTGGCAATCTTGTCAATGGTGAGTTGGCAATCAACATTACCGACGGCAAGCTGTATTACAAGGACAACGGCGGTGTGGTGAAGCTACTGGCTGGATCATCGTCTGGGCCAGCGGGTGGGTCAAACACGCAGGTTCAGTTCAACAGTTCTGGCGTTCTTTCAGGCTCTTCCTCGCTGACATGGGATGGATCATACCTGACCGCTGCGTCGATTAAAGATACCGCTCTCACCTCTGGTCGCGTGACATACGCAGGTGCAAGCGGTCTGCTGCAAGACTCTGCCAATCTGACGTTCAACGGCACGACGCTGACTGCTGCGGGGTTTTCTGGCCCGATTAGTGGGGTTGTTACCTCAACCAGTATCACGGATTCCGGCTTGACTTCGGGGCGCGTGACGTATGCCAGCACTGGTGGTTTGTTGGCTGATTCTGCTGCCCTGACATGGGACGGCACCACGCTTGCTGCGACTAAATTCTCAGGCGCATTTAACGGCACCGTAGGCGCGACCACCCCATCGACGGGTGCGTTTACGACGCTGAGTGCGACACAAACCTTTCGGACAACCGGCTATTCTTCACCGGCAAGCGGTGCTGGTCTTGAAATTGATTACGGAGTTTCTGTTGATACCGCTCGAATTCTATCTTACGACCGTTCTGCATCTGCGGCGAAAAATTTACAGCTTCTTGGATTAACGATTGAGGTAAAGGCGGGTTCTGGACTTTCCAGTGTTGGCGCATTCACATCCACCGGCTTAAACAGCACAGCAATCGGCGCGACCACCCCATCGACAGGCGCGTTTACGACGCTGAGTGCGACCGGAACGGCAGCAACGAACACTACAGGATTAACTTTGCAAGGCACTACCACCGGTTTCAATCGCCAAAGAATTTTTAACACTGGCGGCGATTTAAGGTTTGGAATTGATAGTAGTGTTGGCTCTGAAGCGTTAACGGGTTCGGCAGCGTATTCGTCGTTTATTGGGTCATTTACAAACACCCCGTTTTATCTTGTTTCAAATAGTGCAATAGTTGGCACCGTCTCCTCCACCGGCCTTGCTGTCACGGGAACGCTGAGTGCGACTGGAACAATAAGCAACACTGGTGCGTCATTCAGCGGCAGTGCGGCGGCGGGGAGTTTGACCCTCGACTCCTCCGGCAACTTGGGGGTGGGCACGAGTTCACCCGCTGTTCGTTGTGATATTCAGGGCGTCGGCGGTTCTTTGTATAGTGCTAATCCACCTTTACAAGTATGGGATACACAAGCTCTAGCAGCAGATATTGGCGGCGGGATTGCATTTGGAGGCAACTTTTCAGGCAGCACAAAAACTAGCTGGGCTGGAATAGCTGGATTAAAAGACAATGCAACAAGCGGCAATTACGCTGGATATTTAGCTTTTTACACCAGACCAAACGGCGCAAATAAAACAGAAGTGATGCGCCTCGACTCCTCCGGCAACCTCGGTCTGGGGGTTACGCCGAGTGGGAGCAGTGCTGGGGCGTTTACCCAACTTCAAATAGGTGGAAGTTTAGGTAAATCTACTTTTTACGGTCAGAGCAATGACTATGCTTGTGGATTAGCATCGGGCGCGTATTTTAATTCTTCAAGCCAATATGTTTACGCAAGCAGCACAAAAGCAGTATCAAATATATATGCGTATAACGGCAGCACAAAAATTCAATATGCTGCTTCTGGAACGGCCGGAAATACTTTTACTCCAACAACTATTGCTGACTTTACTTCCACCGGCCTTGCTGTCACGGGAACGCTGAGTGCGACGGGGAACATTACTTGTTCTGCGGCAACTGGCCAATTAAATTTTAGCGGCGCATCGTATGGTCAAGTAATAGCTACCGGTGATCTTTATCTTGATGCTGGTGCATCAAAGTATGTTTATATCCGCCCAAATGGTGGTGCAACTGCTGGTTTATTTTCGGCTGCCGGCCTTGCTGTCACGGGAACGCTGGATACGACGGGGAATATTTCAACAACCGGCGGCGCTATTAATGTTGCTAGTTCCACTGTATCAAATGCTTTAAATGTGGCAAGTTCTGTAACTGGAGGCGTTGTCGCTCAAATCTCAAGCACTGGAACAAGTGGTGGTAACTATGGGCTGATAATTAATGCTGGAACAACTTCTGCTGATTATGGTTTAAGGGTTCGACAAGCGGGAACATTTACAACACTGTTTACTGTAGCGGGTGATGGGGCAACAAGCATCGCGGGAACGCTGAGTGCAACAGGCGCAATTAAATCTACTGGCGCTAATCTTGCAAACGAAGCGTCAGCGGTAAAACTTTCGTATGAAGGATCGTCTTTATCTGCCATTACAGCGTATGGCGCAGATGCAAGCACTGCTGGCGCATTTCAAATTGCGTCAAAATCATCTAATGGCAGTGTTTCTGGAACCGTTCTTTCAGCTAAAGCGGCACAAACTATTGCTTTAGAGGGCGCAAGCAGATCAGCCGGCACCGGCATCACTTTCCCCGCCACGCAATCCGCATCGTCAGACGCGAATACGCTGGATGATTATGAGGAGGGAGTTTTTAACCCACAAATAAGCGGCTCTACAACGGCGGGAGCGGGAACCTACACTTTTTATGACGGTCGTTATACAAAAATCGGTAGGCAAGTTTATGTTGAAGGCGCGGTAATTTGGACGGCACACACCGGAACGGGAAACCTTCTTATTTCAAATCTGCCGTTTGCTTGCAACGCTACGCAATATTCCGGCGTTACATTGGTCAAGGTTGCAAACCTAACGACAACAGCAAACAACCAACTCATCTGCCGTTTGGTTGCAAACTCAACTACCGCTGAATTTGCGCAAATACCTTCAGGCGGCGGCGCAGAGGGAACGCTGCCAATCGACACGGCTGCAACAATATATTTTTCGGCAACGTATACCGTTTAACCCTTAACTACACCGGATTAGTGTAGTCAGACCACAGGAGAAACAAATGGCAATCACCAAAGAAACCGCAGTCGATCAAATTACAGTAACGGAAAACGGCATCGTTTTGTTCCGCGAAGTCACCCGCATCATGGAAGATGGCGCAGAACTGACCAAGACCTATCACCGCACCAGCCTGACGCCCGACCAAGACCTGACGGGTGTGCCGGAAAAGGTTGTGGCGATCTGCAACGCGGCATGGACGCCGGAAGTGATCGCAGCATACAAAGCATCGCTGCCGAAAGTAGAAGATGCAACTGCTCAAGTCTAAAACCGTCTGGTATGCGATCATCATCGCGGTATTGTCTGTGGTGCAGTGCTACTTGAATTTGCTGCCGATGACGCCGGTGGCACAGATGTTTGTCGGGATTGCGATCTCGGTGGGCATCGTTATTTTGCGTCTACTCACAACTCAACCCATAGGGAATAAGTAATGGCTGAGTTGTATTGCTTAACATCTCCGTCTGGAAAACAATATATTGGTATTGCAAAAAATGCCAAATTAAGATGGAACAATCACAAAGCACACGCAAAAGCCGGAACTGATACTTATTTATATCGTGCAATTCGTCATCATGGATTTGAATCATTTGAAAAAAAAGTTCTTGTAATAGGTGACTTTGATTACATAAAGTATCTTGAACCATTGGCAATTCATGCTTTCTGCACAAAATCCCCATTTGGCTATAACTTAACCAATGGCGGTGATGGAACTACTGGTTATAAACATACTGAACAATATAAGAAAGAACAATCAATTCGCACTGCAAAAAGAATGGAATCAGCGGAAGCAAGGGAAATTCTCCGTCAGGCAAATATTGGAAAAAAACAATCAGACGAAGTTAATAAAAAGAAAGGACGCCCGGGGTTTGCACCAATGTTGGGTAAAAAACATTCCGACGAAGCAAGGGCAAAGATCAGTAAAGCATTAATAGGAAATACTTATACCAAAGGGATTAAAATATCTGAAGAACGTAAGCGCCATTTATCTATTGTTCAAATGGGGCGATACGTTTCTCCGGAAGCTCGTGAAAAAATACGTTTAGCTCGATTAGGTTCAAAAGCAACACCTGAAGCGCGTAAAAATATGTCAATTGCAGCAAAGGCAAGAGAAGCAAAGCGTATAGCAGAAGGTCGTCCACACCATAGAAAAGGAGCAACAAAATGAAGCTGGAATTAGAAGTTAATGAAGTAAATTTTATTCTTGAAGTTTTGGGTTCTTTGCCCTCGAAATCGGGTTGCTTTCCTTTGATCGTGAAGATTCAAAGCCAAGCGCAGCCGCAAGTCGAGCCGCCCAAAGAAGAAGCGGCAGCGTAAATGGACGCCCAGTCGCTAATAAATATATTCACTGCAATTGCTGGCTTCTTCGGCGGCTGGGTCATCAATTCGCTGACAAAATCCATCACACGCATCGAAGATCGGTTGCAGGAAATACCCGCAAAGTATGTTGCCAAAGACGATTATCGTCGGGATATTGACGAGATCAAGGTAATGCTTAAAAGCATTTTCGACAAGTTAGATCATAAGGCTGATAAATAAGGAGACATCATGGGCTGGTTAAAAGCGCGTTTCGGTGAAGCAAGCACGATGGCAGGATTGGGCGTTATTGCGATGGTTGTAATCCCCATGGTGCCGCCGCAGTATCAACTGTTGGCGCAGGGCATTGCTGCTGCTTTGGGTATCGGCGGCGTTGTAAGGCCGGAAAATGGTAAGTAATTTCAAATCCTCGCTGGCGCTGGTTCTCAAGAGCGAAGGAAATTTCTCGAATCATCCGAGTGACCCGGGCGGGATGACTATGCTTGGGGTGACAAAGCTGAATTGGGAAACGTGGGTGAAACGAAAGGTAGACGAGGCCGAGATGCGCTCGTTGACGCCTGAGATGGTAGCCCCGTTATACAAAACGAATTATTGGGATGCCTGTAAATGCGATTCTTTGCCCATAGGCATTGATTACGTTGTATTTGATTTCGCGGTGAACGCAGGTGTCAACAGGGCTGCAAAAACGCTGCAAAGCGCGTTAGGAGTGACCGCAGACGGTGCTATTGGGCCGAAGACGATTGCTGCTGCGAAAGAGCATCAGCCTGACGAATTGCTGGAGCTTTTCACGCTGGCAAAAGAGAAGTTCTATCAATCCCTGCCCACTTTTCCGGTATTCGGTAAGGGCTGGTTAAACAGGGTTGCCCATGTGCAGGACGCAGCAGAAAAGATGATTGGGGCTTGAAATGACTACCGCAGCCGTAATGACGTATGACAGCTTGGTCAATGACATCGAGACATATCTCGAACGGACTGATCAGGCGACGATTGAGAAGATTCCGCAGTTCATCATGCTGGCGGAACAGGTTATTGCTGCGGATTTGAAAATACTTGGCAATCTGACTGTGGCCGAGAGCAGCATGATTCAAGGAAATGCGACGCTTGATAAGCCGGCGCGGTGGAGGAAGACGGTCTCAATGAATGTGACTGTGGACGGCAAGCGCCAGCCGGTGTTGTTGAGGAAATACGAATACCTTCGTGAATACTGGCCAGATCCGTCGTCAACGGACGTGCCGATGTTCTATTGCGATTACGATTACACGCACTGGCTTGTCTCTCCGACGCCGGACGCTGATTACAATTACGAGGTGCTGTATTACGAGCGCCTGCAGCCTTTGGATTCCGCGAATCAAAGCAACTGGTTCACGCAATATGCTCCGCAGGCTTTACTCTATGGGTCATTGCTTCAGGCAATGCCCTTTTTGAAAAATGATGAGCGTCTACCGATGTGGCAGGCTCAATACGATCAGATCATGAACGTGTTGAAGACAGAAGATGTTGCGCGGATCGGTGACCGTCAAGCAATAGTGAGGGATTCATGACCGGATTCGTTTCGCCCTTTACTGGGAACGTAATACAGCCGACGGACGTCTCATATCGGGCAATTGCCCTTTCCGAGGATACAACCCTTGCGTGGCCGATTAACGGTAACGCGACTGACAATGCAGCGGCGAGGATCATGGACGTGACGCCATCGACGTCTGGTCTGACGTTGTTTATGCCTCCGGCGAACCAAACGACGGTCGGCAATGATGCGTTGGTCAGGAATGTCGGCAATTATTCATTCACTCTTGCCGATTATGATGGCAACGTAATTTGCACGGTTGACACCACGAAAGCGAATTACGTCTATATCACGGCAAACGATACGACGGCCGGATCATGGGAGTTGATCGCGTTCGGCGTTGGCACGTCGAGCGTGGATGCGGCGACTCTTGCTGGATTCGGCCTCAAGGCCATCTCAAGCACGCTTAACACGGCGCACGCGGTTTCTTCGTTCTCGTCAAACTATACGGCCATAAGCTCTGACCGCGCCGCCTCATACGTGTGGACTGGCGGATCTGGGACTTTGACTTTGACGTCGGCGGTCACCCTCGGCAACGACTGGTTTATGCTTGTCCGCAACAACGGCACGGGCACCCTGACGGTTTCGCCGGCCGGCGGAGTGTTGATTAACTCTGCGGCCAGCATTGGACTCCAGCCGGCTGATTCCTGCGTGATTTGTTGCTCCGGGTCGGCTTTTTACACCGTCGGACTTGGCCGATCGACGCAGTTCAATTTCACGCAATTGACGAAAGCGGTGCAAAACGGCACGTATACGTTGACCTCGTCTGAGGCATCAAACGTTGTGCAGAAATACACCGGAACCCTGACCGGCAACGTGACCGTTATTTTGCCGCAGACGATTCAGGTGTATTACATCACGAACCAGACGGACGGCACCGGTGCTGAATACGAGATCACGTTCACGACCGGAGCCGGTGGGGACGTGGCCAGTGTGCCGGCTGGGCAGCAGGTGATTCTTTTGTGTGATTCGGTGAACCTGTTGAACGCATCAACGATTGCCGCCGGCGCGGTGAACCTGTCGCTGGTTTCAGGCACAGCGGGCGCTCCGTCATTAAATTTTGCGAGTGAGACATCGACCGGCATTTACCGACCCGGCTCAGGCGAGTTTGGCATATCGATACTCGGCACCCAGCTTTTTGATCTGACCGCTTCAGGGCTTAATATCTACGGGACTGGAAACTTCACCGGCGGTATATTGGGCGGAACCTTTTCATGACGCAGAAAGTATTCTCGCTTGATACTCAGGCCGGCGTGCAGCGGGACGGAACGCTTTTTGACAAGCAGTTCTACAACGATGGGCGTTGGGTCAGATTTCAGCGCGGCCGGCCGAGAAAAGTCGGCGGATACCGAGTTATTTCGGATCAGCTTTCAGGCCCGAGTCGCGGCATATGGGTGAATGCACAAAATTCATTCACAACCATATTCAGCGGATACAACGACGGCCTGCAATCGTTGACGATCGACCAGAACGGTGTCGGCGCGGGGATTGCGGATTTTTCGCTCAGTAACTTCACCGCCTCAAATCTGAATTTGTGGCAGTTCGACGGTTTTTATGACGTCGGCGGTGGTGGGGTGCAGAACCTGCTCGCGCACCCGGGGCAGAACCTTCAGGCAATTGCAAGCGACGCCAACACGCCGGTGCTGATCGGCAGCATCCTTGGCGCATCGATGTCTCAAATCGGAGTCTTTACCGATTCGGTTACGACCACCAACACGAGCAACACCATCACGCTTGCTGCCGCAAACCCTTTGATCGGCGCTGGCCAAACGATTACCGGGGCCGGCATTCCCTCCGGCACCACGGTGGTTTCCGTTGTCACCACGACGGTTACGATGTCCGCGAACGCAACCGCGTCTGCCACAATCACGGCGACTTTCAACAACAACATCTCGGTGTCCGGCGGAGTTGTTGCGCTGAACCCGTATGTGTTCGTTTACGGCAACGCCGGCCTGATCCAGAATTGTTCGGCCGGAAACGCGCAGGATTGGGTGTCTGCAGACGCTAACGCGACGAATGTGGCCACCAGCAAGATTGTGCAGGGGTTACCCGTCAGGGGCGGCTCAAACGCGCCCTCAGGGCTGTTTTGGAGCCTTGACAGCCTGATTCGGGTGTCGTTCATCGGTGGGGTTGGAACGCCGGCTCAGTATTGGCGTTATGACACGATTTCGGGCCAGTCTTCGATCCTGTCGAGCCAGTCCGCAATTGAGTATGACGGCGTCTATTACTGGTGTGGCGTTGACCGATTCCTGCTCTACAACGGCACGGTGAAAGAGATCCCGAACACGTTCAACCAGAATTATTTTTTTGACAACCTGAATTATTCTCAGCGTCAAAAGGTTTGGGTGACGAAGGTGCCGCGGTTTGGTGAGATTTGGTGGTTTTACCCACGCGGCAATGCGACTGAATGCACGGACGCCATCATTTACAACGTGCGTGAGGGGGTCTGGTATGACGCCGGTCAGGCGCTCGGCGCACGTCGTTCGGCCGGATATTTTTCACAGGTTTTCCACTATCCGGTCGAGGCGGACTGGGGCGTCAGTACCGAAGAATTCATTTTCAGCAAGACGTTTACGACCGTTTCAGGAAGTAAATTTTTGTATTCGGACACCTACAGCACCGAAGTTGCGATTCGTCAGATTATTTCAGGTGCGAATATACCGACCGGCACCAAGGTTGTGGCGATTACATCGAGCAACATAAAGACGCTCGGCTCGATCACTGGTGGATCTGGTTACGTGAACGCGGTCTACACTAACGTCCCGCTGACTGGTGGGTCTGGTGCCGGCGCAAAGGCATCGATCACCGTATCCGGCGGCGCTGTTTCGGCGGTGTCAATAACGTCGAGGGGTGAAGGTTATCAGGTTGGCGACATACTGAGCGCAAGCAATACGAATCTCGGCGGAACTGGCAGCGGGTTTCAGATTCCTGTTTCGGCGCTATACGTTCAGGCCATTGAGATGTCGGCAAGCGCCACCGGTTCAGCCTCGTCTGTCCTGACATTTTCTTTGCCGCCGAACCGAATTGAGGTTTACCAGCACGAGATTGGGGTTGACGCGGT